GTACCGAAGGCTTCTATGATGCTGGCATCAAGTACGGAAAATAATTTAATCCATAAGGAGTTTTTTTAAATGGCAAACGTAAACGCGCCTCGCGGGTTGTCGCCAGTAGGTTCTATTACTGGTGCTCCCTTTAACGAGCAAGGTCAGCTGTACGCTATCGCTACAGACTCGTCTAACACATACGCCATTGGCGATGTAGTTAAACTAGCTACTGGTGCTGATGCAAACGGTATCCCTTACTGCATTAAAGCAGCATCCTCTGACGTACCTGTTGGCGTTATCGTCAGCATTCGTGCAGCAGATCCTGGTGTTTCACTGCAAGGTACTAACATTGACCTTGGTAAAATCTATCTGTCACTGTCGTCTGGTACTCGTTATGCAAACGTAGTCACCGACCCTAACGTCATCTTCTCTATCGAGTCTGACGCTACTGGTGTTACTAATGCTGACGTAAACAAGAATGCTGGTATGACTATCACAGCTAACCAAACATCTTTGTCGCAGTCTAGCCCACAATCTTCAACAGTGTTGGCTACATCAACAATGTTGGCTCAAAGTGCATCTGGCTCATTGGCTCTGCCTTTGACTATTATTAGCGTTACAAATCGCGCTGATAATGCATCTGGTGCTTACTCTGATGTTCAGGTTATCTTTAACCGTCATCAGTTCAAGCAAGCCCAAGGCACTGCTTAATTAATAGGAGAATAAATAATGGCTGGTGTAATTACTACTGGTTCGCACCCAAAAGCCCTCTGGCCTGGCGTAAAAGCTTGGTGGGGTCAGGTTTATGACGAACATCCAGAAGAGTATATCCATCTCTTCGACAAAGATACCTCAATGCAGAACTATGAGGAAGACGTTCAATTAACTGGCTTCGGTCTTGCTCCTGTTAAGCAAGAAGGTGCTGGTGTTTCATACGATTCAGAAGTTCAAGGATTTATCACACGTTATACCCACGTTGCATACGCACTTGGTTATATCGTGACTAAAGAAGAACTGGACGACAATCTGTATGAGAACGTCTCTAAACGCCGCGCTGCTGCTTTGGCGATGTCTTTCCGTCAAACAAAAGAGAACGTAGGTGCTAACATCTACAATCGTGCATTTAACGGCACTTACTCTGGCGGTGACGGCAAGGCTATGTGCGCTACTGACCACCCAAATACATCGGGTGGTACGTTCGCTAACAAACCAACTGTTGACGTTGACTTGTCAGAAGCAGCTCTCGAAGATGCAACTATTGCCATCATGGGTTTCCAAAATGATCGTGGTTTGTTGATCAATGTGATGCCTAAGTCGTTGGTAGTTGCTCGTCAAGAGTGGTACAACGCTAACCGTATCCTGAAGTCGGTGTATACACCTGGTTCAGCAAATAACGATATCAACGTCTTGAAGGCTACTAATGCTCTTCCAGATGGTATCGTTATGAATCACTACCTGACTTCGCCTCACGCATGGTTCATTCGTACTAACATTATGAATGGCTTGAAGTACTATGAGCGCGTTGGTATCACGTTCGATCAGGACAATGATTTCGACACCATGAACGCTAAGGCTAAAGGTTACGAGCGTTTCAGCTTCGGCTGGACTGATCCACGTGCTATTTATGGTTCTAACGGCCCATAATATACTTGACAAAAGTATAAAATAGTGGTATAATATAGGGAAGATAGTGGCTCAAAAGGCTGCTATCTGTCCCTATTTATTGGAGATAGAATGCAAACAATTAAGACTCCGGCAAAAGGTATTGCCAAAGACAAAAAGGGATCTCCTGCTCCTGCGCTCAAAAAAGCCAAAGACACGAATTCATTGAAAGCAGCCGAGACATCAGGTGCGGAAGCATCCGGTGTTAAAAAGAAACGCATGACTGCTGTTGCATCCATCAAATATCCTAAAGGTTAATATGTGGACTAAACCATTGGCAACAGATCTTCGTTTTGGCTTTGAAATTACAATGTATATAGCAACTCGCTAATATTACTAAACCCTTAACGCCTTCGGGCGTGATTAACTCACGTTAAGGACATAAAATGAGTAACCCTACACGGCTTCAATCTGGTCTTTCAACCGCCTACTCAGGCGAAGTATTTTATAGCTATCCTTATCCAGATCCATTCCATACTGCCAGTACCGCTCTTTTGGGCAGCACTAGCTACATGAATGACTTCAATACTTTAATTGGTACTGATTTTACTACTACTGGTACTAGCTCAACTTTTGCTTTAGGCAGTGCTGTTGGTGGTATCGCTGTACTAACACCAGGCGGTGCTACTACTGCTACTGCTGCTTACAAAAACGGTCAAGCATTCCAGTTTATCGCTGGCAATCGTTTTTGGTTTACAGTTCGTTTTAAAGCGTCTGCTGTTGCAGGTAGTGTATCTTTCTACGCTGGTCTGCGTAATGGTTCAAGCACTACTGACGGTTTGTGGTTTGCTAAAGCTGCTTCTTCAACAAGCATTAACTTAGTTTCTACAGTAAATTCTACTGCAACTACTTTGGTTACTGGTGTAGCTACTGCGGCTGCTGATACCTATGTTGAGCTTGGTTTGTACTACGATGGTACTGACTTGTTGGTGTATGCTGGTAATGCTGTAGTGGCGCGTGTTTCAGCTCCTACTATTGGTTCTTCTGCTACAACATTGACTAATGCTGTTCTTGGTCCTGTTCTGCAAATTACTCCAACAGCAACTGACACCCTCACCGTAGACTTTATCGGCACTGCTCAAGAAGTAACACGTTAATAGGAGGCGTAAATGGCTAACGTAGTCAACACGCAGATCCTTGTAGACGGTGCTCGGAATGCTGTAGTTAAAATTACTGGTGTATTGGACACAGGCAACATATCTTCAATGGTAGTTGTTGATCCTGCCAACTTTTCACCAACTCCTACAGCATTTAGAATTGATCATATAGATTATTCAATCTCTGATCCATTAGAAGTACGTCTGCAATGGGACGCTACAACTCCTCTTGATATTTTGCCTATCGCTGGTCGTGGTCGTATGAGCTTTTGGAACTTTGGAGGCTTGATAGACAATGGCGGTACTGGTGTTACAGGTAAAATAAATTTATTAACTTCAGGTTACAATGCAACTACTTTAGGTACAACACCTTTAGTATTTTCAGTTGTTCTTGAAATGGTTAAACAGGGCGTGTAATGCAAACTAATCTTGATGCAAAAGAAATTCAATTAGTAGCAACAGTTACTAGAGCTAATGGTACTGTTGAAAATCTTGGCGTCATAGATTACTGGCATAAAAACCCGATTAAACTTTTTATTTGGAAAATTAAAAAATGGCTACACTTCTCGTAAATACTGGTAAAGCTATTGTTACCAACTTCCTTGGTGGCTCTGGCGCAACTCAACCTAAATATATTGGTTGGGGTACAGGTGCAGGTACAACGGCTGCTGCTGATACTACGTTGTTTACTGAAACAGGTACTCGTACCACAGGTACTACTTCTCAGGTAACAACTTCAACAACTAACGATACTTTTCAAGTTACTGGCACTACTACTGCTGGTGCTACCCTTGCAATTACCAATGCTGGTTTGTTTGATGCATCAACTTCTGGTAACTTGTTTGCAAAAGGTGATTTTAGTACTATTAACTTATCTAATGGTGATAGTATTGCTTTTACATTTAAGGTTCAGTTCAGCTAATTAAATGTTACTTAATGGAAAGACTCTTAATGTAGTTATTCTTAATGGTGGTCCTGGTCGTGTTGTTTTAAAACCAGTGACAGCAAGCACCACTTCGACAGCTACTTTTGGGCCTTTCCGTTTTGGTAAATTAATATCATATGTAGCAACTAGCACAGCGACAGTAACAAACTCAGTACGAAAAACTTTTACTTATCTTAGTACTTCTTCTAACAGTTTATCTACAACATTAGCTAGAATAAAAGCATTAACAACAACAATACAAAATTCAGTATCTAGTATTATTAAGCAAATATCAACAACTAAAACTATTGTTTCTACGTCATCTGCAAGTATTATAAAAAGAATAGCAAAAGCATTAAGCATACTTAGTACAAATATAGCAACAATAACAAATTCAACAAAAAAAGTTTTAACTTATCTTAGTACTTCTTCTGCTAGTTTAATTAGAACAGTAAACAAACTAATAACAGTAGCTGTTGTAAGCACAACAAAAATAATAAAATTAATTTATAAATCAATAATAACTGATGTTGATTATATTTTATTAGTATTAACAGATATTGCAAAGCACCTTGTAGCAATAAGTTATTTAACGGCTTCTACAGCAAATTTAACAAAGATTATAAATAAATTTGTAACAGTAACAGAAAGTACAATATTTAGTATTGCTAAACAAGTTGCAACAACTAAAACAATTGTTTCTACTTCTTTAACAAAACTAAGTAAAATAGTAAATAAAATAATAACAATAACAGTAATAAATATTGCTAATGTTTTTAAAATAATAGTTAAAACAATACCAACAATAATTACAACTATTTTAATTACTTTTACAAAAAGTATTGCAAAGATTTTATCTTATGTTACTTCTTCTTCTTTATCAACATTAAAAAGATCAGTTTTAAAAATAGTACAAATTAATACTTATGTTTTAGTAGTTCTTGAGTATATTAAAGAAATATTGTTAGAATTAAGTTGCTTAGTTAATTCCGTATCAAAAGTAATAAAAAGTGTAGGAAAAATTAGATTTGCACGTACAATATATGGTACTTTAAAACTTACAAGTTCTTTTATTGCTGTATTTATTTCAGTACCAAAATTTAAAGTATATTATCCACTTAAAAATAGATTAATTTCTTTAGCGCACACTAATTTAATATTTGTTAATAATTTTAAAAATAGATTAATTTATTTGGTTAAAAACACATCTGTTGAAAAAACGAAAGACTTAAATGGCTGACGCATTTACATACAAATTAACAACAGAAAGTGAATTATTTTCTTTTGACTTTAGCCAAGTGCTTGCAGCCACTGAAACTATTTCAACTGCCAATTGCAGTGTACTTGTAGTAGATGGGGAAGATACAAATCCATCATCTATTTTAACAGGAACCGTAAGTATTTCAGGTTCTAAAGCTTCTATACGTGTAATTGATGGTATCAGCGAAGTAACTTACCGTTTAGTAATGACTATTGTTACTTCATCAACAAATACATACACTGCTGTTGGTGATCTTCCTGTGTACGATCCTAGCTTAATCTAATGAGCTATACACCACGATACGATAGAGGAGATTGGAACGCTATTTGCGATGTATGTGGTCGTCAAATGAAAGCGTCTGCTCTTCGTCAGCGTTGGGATGGTTTAAAGACTTGCCAAGATGATTGGGAACCCAGGCAACCACAAGATTTTGTACGAGGCGTTGCAGATTATCAAGCTCCTCCTTTTACTAGACCAGAACAATCAAATAACTTTCTTCCTTCTATTATTGTTTATGATAATGGAACTTTACCAATTAGTCTCGTAGTTTCTAATTCTTTTACTTTTATTAAAAAACAAATAAGTAAAATAATAAAAACAAATATTGTAACAAGTACAGTAACGCTTCTAAGAGCTAGGGTTTTAACTCCTCGTTTTGTACTTTCTACATCTTTAGCAACAATAACAAAATTAACTAGCAGGTTTGCACTTTTAAGTATTGTTTCTACATCTTTAGCAACAATTAAAAAAGTAATTAATAAAACATTAATTAGTAGTATTGGTTCTACGTCTTTAGCAACAATACTCAAGGCATTATCTAAAGCAATAACTATAACAAGTAATAGTGTTACTTCGTTTATAAATAAAATTAATAAAGCAATAACAACATCAAGCACAAATTTTTTAGTACTAACAGCTTTGTATATAATTGATCCTACAAAATCAAAAAAAACAATTAATGGCAAAGATAATGCATTAAATATTAATATTTTAGGGTAATAAATGGCTAATAATCAACAGTTTACTAATAACGCAGCATCGACGCTTAGTGCAGGTATAACTTCGTCTGCTACTACAATTACTCTTGCAACAGGCGGCGGTGCTCTATTTCCTGCCTTGTCTGGTTCTCAATACTTTTATGGAACTCTTTCAAATGCTGCTGGTACAGTAAATGAGATTGTAAAAGTAACTGCTAGAAGCACAGATTCTTTAACTGTTGTTCGTGGTCAAGATGGAACAACAGGCTCTGCTTTTATTACTGGCGATAACTTTCAGCTTCGTGCTACTGCTGCTGCATTTAATAATGTAGGTCAGCTTGATTCTGCTAATACATGGTCGCAAACACAGACCATGACTGTCTCTGGTACTGGTACTAATTTACGTACTAATCCACGTTTTCTTTCTCAAGCATCCACGGCAACATTAGCACCAGATATTTCAGCGTATGACCAATACAATTTAACTGCTCAAGCGGCAGCTTTAACCGTGTCTGCGCCTATTGGAACACCAGTAGACGGAAATAAATTAATGTTTAGAATTTTAGACAACGGCACTGCTAGAGCAATAACATGGAATGCTACTTACACAGTTATCGGTGTAACCCTACCAACTACAACTACAGTAAATAAAACAACTTATGTTGGATGCATATATAACGCAAACAACACTCGTTGGGATGTGATTGCTGTAACTACACAGGCTTAAATCATGGCAACAATTACAAGGGTACTTACAACAACAGGCTCTTTTGTAATACCTTCGGATTTTCCTTCTGGTGGTACGTTACAAGTTGAATGTATTGGTGCTGGATACGGTAACGGAGCCGGGGGTAGTTATTCTGCTGATTTTTTTGGTGGAGGCGGTGGAGCTTACTCAAAAACCAATGCAATTACAGGGTTATCACCAGGTCAAACTGTTTACATACAAGCTGGTAACAGTGGTATTGATTCATGGTTTAACAAAGCCGCTAACTCTGCTCCTACGACAACAACAAATGGTTGTTTAGCTAAAGCAGGTTCAAGCGGCTATGCATCACCGTATAATGGAGGTGCTTCTGCCGACTGTATTGGAAATGTAAGATATAACGGCGGTGCTGGAGGAGGGTGGTATGGCGGTTGTGTTAACTCTTATTGGGGTGGAGGAGGCGGTGCTGGTGGTCCTAATGGCGCGGGTGCTACTGCTACGACTTTTCCTCAAGCTGCGGGAGGTGGGGCTAATGGGGGAAGCGCAGCCAGCGGTACCACAGGCGGCAATAATAGATTTGGAACTGGTGGAGGAACATCAGGAAATAACGGCAGTAATGGCGGTGGTGGAGGAAAAGGAGCTGGTGGTGCGCCAGAACTAATTTGGACCGATTCTCTTAGTCTTGTTCAATGGGGTCCTTGCGGCGGTAGTGGTGGCGGTGATGACACCGGAGGAAATCCAAGTGGTGCTGGTGGCGGTGGTGCGTGTAGAACGGCTGACATTAATACAGCGGCTAGTCAAAGAGGCATAGTTGTTCTTACTTATACAACAGCAGAAGCAACTAATACAAGTAACTTTTTTATGTTTTTTTAAAATATACTATGTCACTTCTAATATATCCTTTTTTCATTGAAAATAAATTAGGAACCACATACGTATTTGAAAAAGCTGGTGACATACTACCAATGCACACGCATAAAGAAGGCCAAACTCACATAACAGTAGTTGTGTGTGGGAAGATTAAAGTACACGGTGATGGGTGGGAAAATGAGTATGCGGAAAATGATGTAATTGACTTTCCTGCAAATCAAGAGCATGAATTTATTGCATTAGAAGATAACACTCGTATTGTAAACATAAATAAGTAGGAAACCACGATTGATCCTATTACTATCCTTGCTGCTGCTAAAACTGCTGCTGCTGCAATAAGGAAAGGCTGTGAGCTTTATCAGCAATATAAAGCACAAGGAAAAGAGTTTGTTGATGTTTACGGTCAAGCCAAAGATGTTGTAACTGACCTTAGTACTCATCTTAGTAGTTTTTTTAAAGCGCATGAATCTCTTGAGAAGCACGTTCACGAAGAAGAACTTAAAGTAAAAAAGTCTTCTGATTTGTCTGTAAACCAAGAAGCATTTAACAGAGTGTTGGCACAAAAAGAGATGCAGAGGCTTGAAACTGAGCTACGTGAAATGCTTGTGTACCAAGCACCTCCACAGCTCGGCGCGATATGGTCAGAATTTGAAGTAATGCGTGACAAGATTAAAGCAGAACGTGCAGAGGA